TAAATAGATAATAGGTTATGCACGTTAAAACAAAAATAATACCTATAAAAACTTTGCTCATACAAACTTAGATAAAACCACAGAAAGTAAAATAAACGGATAAACTGCCCATATCATATTTTCTAGCTTATCGAAACGCCTTGCGCCGTCTTCAAGTCTTTTTTCTATATTTTCATATCTAATCGTACACTCTTTTTCGTGTGATTCTATTTTGGTGATTGCTTCTTTTGTTGTTGCCATAAATTTATTTCCTTGAACGATTTTTTTTCCTGCTTTGCATTTGTAAATTAGACGTTTTATTGTTTTTTGGATTGTTGTCTTTATGTGCAACATCTTTTTTGTCACCCGTGTGTGTTTTACCAAGCTTTTTCATAATTGCTCTTGCTGCATTTCTCATGGCTCTATTTTTTACTTGAGCAGGCTTGCTATGATAATTTGCGTATTCTTTTTTATAATCTCTAGCCATATTACTTTATAGTGTATATTTTCAGTGGTTTTGCTTTACCTTTAACCTTGATAGATTCTAACACTTTTAATCTATAACCACAAAACTTTTCTGTTTCTTCGCCAATAAGTATGTCCACACCTCTTTCTTTAGTTGCAGACTCTAATCTTGCTGCAATATTAACAGCATCGCCAATAGCAGAATAGTCAAATCTAGTATTGCTACCCATATTACCTACGATAGCGTCACCAGTATTAATGCCAATTCCTATTGCTATAGCAGGCAAGCCTTCTGCTTTTAATTCTACATTAACAGCTTCAGTATTTTTTATTATATCTAATGCACATTCAAAAGCTATTCTTTCATGATGCAAAACATCAAGGGGTGCTGAAAATATATACATCCCGGCATCACCAATAAATTTGTCTACTAAGCCACCGTGTTTTTGTACTGCATCTACTTGTGCTGTTAAAACTTTGTTCATAATATATGTAACTTGTTCAGGTTCTACGGATTCACTTAATGCGGTAAATCCTCGCAAATCTGTAAAAATAAAAGTGCATCTTCTTTTTTCACCACCTAATTTAAGTAGTTCAGGATTTTTTTGTAATTGTTTTACTTGTCTTGGGTCAAGATAATGTTCAAACTGTTTTTTTATCTGTAGGCGCAATTTAAACTGTTCTCTAAAGCGTAAATAAAAAGCTATGGCTCCTGTAATAAATTGTGAAACTAAAGTCCATGTTATATCTAGTAAAATTCCTGCTTGTATCAACAGGTAGCCACCTAAAGCCGTACACAGCATTGTAAAAATAGCTAATGCAATGCCTAGGGTCATACCAAGATAATTGATTAGAAGCCATGTCAAAGAGACAATTATTCCAAAAATGAAGATTTCTGCTGCTAAAGACCAATCAGGTATTATTGGTGAGTTTTCTAACAAAATTGATTCAGCTAATGCAGTTTGTATTTTATGTGGTTCTAATAATCCAACCGGGGTTGCAATTTGTGGCATGATTCCATTTGCTGTAACTCCAATAATTACAAACTTACCTGCAACATTCATTTCTTTTAATGTGGTTTGTGGTGTGTCTACCCAACTAATCCATTTACGACCAAGGCTATCTGTTTTAATTGGTGGTAAATGTCGCACTGAGATTTCTTGTATACCATTATCATTTGTAGTGATAATGTAGGACCTTGTTTCTGTTAATGCTTTTAATATTTCTGTTCCAAAACTAGAAGACCAACCACTCGGTGTTTTCATTAACAAGGGTATTCTTCTGACTAGGTTATCTACATCTACAGGAGCTGTTGCTATACCTTGATAATTGTTTTGTTTTAAGACATCAATATTTTCTACAATGCCTTGTGTTGGCATGCCGCCAACCTCGTTGCCCTTTATAACCGTTCCAACTGTTTTTGGGTATTGACCGTTTGGTGTTTCAAACATAGCAAGTACACTGGGTGCAAAAGACAATGCTTTTGCAAACACATCATCACCACCAAATCTGTCAGCTTCTGAGAAGCTCATTGCCCAACCAACGCCAATGGCTCCTTCGTTAATTAGGTCTATTTGTATTTGTGCTAAGTCTCTTCTTGGAAAGGGAAAGCCGCCTCTTTCTCTGACATCAGATTCTGATATGTTTAGTATTACAAAGTTGCCACTTGGTTCTTGGTGTTTAACCAGTGCATCAAATGTTTTTAGTTTAAGTATTTCTGTTGGTGTAAATTGAAACACTAGCGGTAAAGCTAGTGTTATCAATATTGGTACGATTAGTTTTTTCATCAATAACTTGAATCTTCAAAAATTTTATCAATGGTAGCATGTTGTTTATCAAACTGCTCCTTTATCGTCCTGTCCTCCACCTTTTGTGCTTTTGCAATGACTGATTGCATCTCATCAAAGTTGTTCCAATCAGGTTCAAGGTTATCGCACCTTTCTTGGTCTAGCATGATTGCTAGTGGTGTCATTGTTTCACCGTTTTTAAGACCCAGTACAATTGCAGGCTTGCCGTCATCCCAAACACATACCAAACAAAGGTCCTTTGGATTCTGTTGGATTAAAGTCATCTTCTCATACACTTTTTGTAATGTAGGTTTACTCATATTAATTAACTCCTTTTTATTTAATATACTTACCATTATACATAGGTTACAACAGAAGTCAACACTTATCTACACTTAATTAATCTGACTGAGTAATTGTTATGACCGAATCACCGCCTCCGTTTACCTTAACCACATTAGAAATACCGTCTTGTATAAAGATGACTGTGTAAGAATTGCTGCCATCTAAATCCACACGAACGCTTTCATTAACCTGTCTTCTAAGGCTTACAACATTGCCTGTTATTAATGTGGTAATTTGTGTTTCAGGGTCTCTGCCTAGAAGTGTTCCTGTTATTTGTGTGCTAGTTGCTTGTGCTAAAACATCTTCTTCTTCTGCTATAGCAAGCGCATCTAAAACATTTAATAGGTCTTCCAAATAATTTACATCAAGATAATTAATTGAAAGCTCATTGTATTCAAGGCTATCGTCAGAAAGAAAATCCTCAGCAAGATAGTCTATATCTAAATCATTAAAATCAAGTACGCTGTCGCTTTTTTTTGTTGTGGTTTCTTCTTGTATGACTATTTCTTTTTTGGGAGGAGTAACAATGAGCATGTTATCAATAACATCTAAGGTCAAATCTAAAATGACAGGTTTGCTTGGAGCTGATTCAAACACGCTTACCGTTGTAGCTTGATATGGTTTGTTTAGAAGTACAGTACCCATAGCAGTAACAACTTCTATCTCACCACTAGACAATCCTAGAGCATTAGGTAAAAGTATAATTAATGACCTGCCTAGCTCATCTACTGTAGCTGTGAAATCGGTTCCTCTAATTGCAATATTGGCTGTGGGCGTTTTAAGGCTAATGTTTTTTTTATCAATCTTGTTTAGATTGCCTGTAATAAACCTTGCTGTCCCAAGACCAAAGGTGAGAGCCATCTTAGATTTGGATGGGTCCGGGTCATAGATATATTCATCTATGAGTAGCTGTGAATGTTCTGTCAAAGAGACTTTACTATCATCCAAGAAAGTAATAGCCATGCGCCCATTAGTCGTTATAGCCTCATCATTGCTTTGTATAGCAAATTTTAAATTAGCATCGTAAGGCTTATCTCTTACTATCTGTGCTGAACCATTTAGTTCAGAAATATCTCCAATATCAGCAGCTTGTGCTTGTACCTTGGTCGTTTTGAATAACACACACAGTAGAAGAAGCAGTGCCACCAACCGATATAATTTTAAGCCAGTCATTGTCTTGGGTACTCAATTGTTGTATGTTAAATGTTCTTTGTCCACCAGTATGGTCTAACCAAAAATATCCACCTGCTGAAGCATTAACCCCTGTTCCTGTATAGGTTAATGTATTATCTGACCCATCAATATCAACGTAGTTCGTGGCTCCGTCAATGTTAATGTTTGAAGTAATAGTATTGTTAGAACCTTGAATAATCCAATCTAAATTCAAAGACGCTGCTATTGCAGTCGTTCCTTGATTTAAAGTAAATGTATTACCACTACCAGTAACAGCTACGTTTTGGTTTGAACCGTCTGAGCTATAAGTATTGGTTGGGTCTACCTGAATAGTAAAAGCATTAGTACCACCAGTAAACTGATAAAATCCTGTAAAATTATCAGAGTAGATATCACCTAGGAACTTATTGGTAGCACCAATCATATTGATGTCAAGAGTCATTGTGTTTCCGTCTAGGTCTAGTGCATTAACACTGCCTGCCGTTGAATTTAACCCACCAATAATGTTAGATATTCCTAACTGCTCTAAGTCTATATTTGCACCAGTACCTGACTGGTCTACAAATATTTCGTTGTCTGCTGCAAAAGCTCCTAAAGAAACAATAGCTATTATGCTTATTAATTTATTTTTCATTCTATTATTCTACCCCTTCATTTTTTGGTTGTAAAACCCAGTATGATTTGTTATAACCAATTTGTATTAACTCTAACACTGCTGTTTCAATAGCTCGCATAAGTGCTATAGTTCCTGACTCGTTTCTAGCGTTACCCATTTCTATTTCTACTAGCTCGGTATTAGCCTCTATAAATCTAAAAATATCGTCTGATTTGCCGTAAGAAAATATGGTTTTTTCTGTCAAAACTTCTATTAATATCTCTCCAGTTGCTACTGATACCATTCTTAAAGATAAGGTAACGCTGTCTTCTCTATACATAACAGAGGAACTGAGGCCTAACCAACGTGCGCCTGCACCTCCGCTAGTTAGATTGGTTTCATAAGAAATGACAGCACCTTCTATAAGAACGCCTGCAAATAATAATGGTCGCAATGCTTTCTTTTTATCTTCTTCTGATGCAGATTGTTCTCTTGCAGAA